AACATGATTGGATGGATCGCCCAGTCCTTGGTAGACATCTTTCAATGAGTTACTCAGAAACAGAAGCAAGCAGAAGTAACAACCCAATAGCATTGATTGATATTTTGACAATTCATCCCAATGCTGACATCTCAGTCAATTTTCCTTGTGCGGTCCAAAGTGTGAGTGTATCACACACAGCTAAAGAGGTTAGCTCTATAGAGGTTGGCTCTATAGAGGCAGTGCACCAAGTTCAATCTCTCGCAAGGAGTGTCGAGCAGCAACTATCGCCTCCAGGCACTTTTCGCGGCGATCATCAACACCTTGTGCCATTTTCATGATCCATTCGCGAGCATAATTATTGTAATCATCGCCAACCATTTCGTAATTGATCCCTTTCTCATCATACTTAAACACCTGTTGCATCCCCCTGATGATCAATGCAATGAATGTAAGTATGTTCACCGTAATGCGAAATACAAAAGCCGGATGAGTCTCATTCTCATCGCTTGGATTCAACAGGTTGTACAGCAGGGACCCACCTGCTGTAAGACCCAGGATGATGGTTAGGATCAGAGTTGTCCAGTTCTTGCGTCGGCGATTCCAACTGGCAGCGGTGTAGAATCTATTGCTGTCTCTCTGAGCTCCTTCAATATATCCAAGGAGAAGTAGAGCTTCGCCTTCCTGGAGGGCAGTTGGTTCACCAAGCTGTATCTTGGAACAATCCGTGGTATCTGGATCGAATGTATCCTTATCGACGCCACGAGACCCAACAACCTTGATGGAGCGCATGTTGGTATTTCTGTCTTTTGGATTCACCTCCCTCATGCGGCGATGGCGAAATCGAACCGAAGTTTGTGATAGATCAGCCAACATTTTGCTCGGTTCAACATCTCTCGAACCATTGAATGTCGAACCAGCATTAAATGTACCAGCATTGAATGCCAGGCCAGCCTCGAGGTCGCTCTGATCGACCGATGTATTATCATCGGTAACTGGTCCATCAGTTTCAGTCATGATATCATATGTTAGTGACGACGATGAGAAAGATGGCGATGATGACAATGCTGATTGAGACATTGCTGTGTTACACGGTTAAAATCACCACTCAGCAAGCAGTCATGCATTCAAATTTTTCAATCACTCTTTGGGAGATAGTTGAAAAAGTCATCAGGCAGCTGGAATTTGGTCTTTGTATATTGCAGACCCTTGTTTGTACCTTCATTCCAACTTACCTTGCCGGTCTGATAATCCGAATAAACACCTAGAACACTCTTCAAAGTATTCCTGTCAATCCCCTCCTCACGAACCGTCATGTTATATATGTTCTCATATCGATCCTTGAAATCACTAAATCGTGTTTCCATTAGCTCTTTGTATGCTTTCTCGGCATTGCGTTTCTCCTCTGAGATCTGGCTAATACGCATGTTCAGATCCATCAGTTCGTCATCATCTTCATAGTTTTCATCGTTGATGATCTTGTAGGTCAATGTCATACGGTCCCCCAGCTCGGTAATCTGTTTGAGCAGGGTTCGTGCTGTTTCATTCCTACGCTTGAAACGGTCGACCTCATCTACCATTTTCAAAACCTCATTCGCATTGATGGTTTGCAGATTCTTTTTTCGATCGCCCTTTGTTGGCAAAGATTGCATGTGTTCCGTATGTGTGTTCTTCTAACCTAGACTAGAAGAATATCTCTAAGGTGTAACGCGCAAGAATGGAATATTGTGTGTATTCAGATAATCAATGTCATCAGTATTGTCATCATCGACATTCAACTGGCAAATGCTGTCCTTCAATATGTGATGCACATGATCGACATTCACATGAGGCGAGAGTCCATATGTCCACACTCGTTCATTGATCTCATCCAACCTCTTTACCAACAGAGTCTCAGACTCATCTGGGTTCTGTAATTCAGTATATACCAAGAGGGGCAAGTCTAACTTTGTGCAAAACCATTCCACAAAAGCTCTTTGCAGGTCCTGTCCAACCTGTTCTCCCATCTCAGTGAGCATCAACAATGGTCTGACATGTTCTCCACGGATACGCAGTCTGATCAGGCCTGCCAGAGCTGAGGCAGACATGGGCAGTCTCATTCTGTAGACAATCTTGTGGACATTTGGACATGGTCCATCGGAATGGTCATCAACCAGAGTCATTGGCTTGTCAAGCCTGAATGTGCTGTGACCGTCCAGGCAAGGAATAATCGTCTCCTCCAACCAGCGTAACTCGTCCTCTATTTGTGGAGCCTTGATTACAAGCTGCTGTCTGATCTCCTCTTTTTCCTCTGGTGTGAACTGATCATCTTTGTCCACCTTTTTATGCATAGGGATATGCATATTTTCAGGTTTCCACTCTGAACGAGGATAAATCACCTGGATTGGTCGACGGCGAATGAGCTCATCGTTGATCTCCTCCAATAGCATGAGACTGGATGCTGACAATGACACCAGTGTTTCAATGTGATCACTCACCTTTTTCAGGTCCTCATTGCTGCCATGTTTCAACAGGATTTCAGGGAATGGAGACTCCATTGCAAGCTCCTCACCTGAGCGTAAGACACTGTATAAATACTTTCGCAACATGAGCTGCACCCGTCTTCCCGTGAATGGTGATCCCGTCTCTCGATAAGTCTGATACACCGGTAGGATCTTGTCCATAACAACTTAATTGCTCATTAGAACAATGCACAAGTGCCTGATCAATTTTCATGTGCATACATGGATGCACGAGTGGTTGGTTTAGATGCTCAAGCTCTAGAGAACAGGGGCGACCTGCTCTTCCTTTTGCAATCTCATCACCCCTCCACACAATCCTCTTAGGTGTCGGTTCGCATGGCTGCGCCACGTTCGCTGGCTCGGCTCCGCCTCGCTGGCTCACTGTGCGTCCCGTCTCTAACATGTTCGTGTTGCCCGAGTTGAAGCGAGAGCGAAAGGGAACAGGTCTGCAAATGTTCTCTCTTTTGTGTGGGATTCCTTGGACCTAGCTAATAGTACTCTAGTCACAGTAACTGAGACGTGAAAATTCACAAACATTTTGGAGGATTAAAAATAATTTTCCAAACTCAAAAATTTCAGAAAAAAGTGCACGCTACAGCAATGTGGCTGTTTAATAGGGAGGTTTCACAGGCCAGGTTTACTATTACTTGCCTTTTGCCTAAATTTCGCGCCCCCGGAGGGCGAGGGAGCGGAGCGACCGCTGAGGCTCAGCGCGCAGCGCCAGCCGAGGGGAGGCCGGAGGCCGACACTGATCCATGCTCGGGTCCATGTTCGGTGCCTTCGACCTGGCTAATAGTAATACAATTACAGTAACTGAAACGTGAAAAATCACAAACATTTTGGAGGATTAAAAATAATTTTCCAAACTCAAAAATTTCAGAAAAAAGTGCACGCTGCAGCAATAGTAGCTGTTCAAGCGGTAGATAAATAGTTCCTGACTCAGAAGACTTTGGTGCCCTGGACTTAGCTAATAGTAAAACAATTACAGTAACTGAAACGTGAAAATTCACAAACATTTCGGAGGATTAAAAATAAATTTCAAAGTCAAAAAATCTCAGAAAAAAGTGCACGCTACAGCAATGGTAGCTGTATAAGAGGCAGATTGATAGTTCCTGGCTCAGAAGGCTTGGAGCTCCAAGCCTTCCATTGCTACTCTTGATGGTTTCACAGGCCAGGTTTACTATTACTTGCCTTTTGCCTAAATTTCGCGCCCCCGCAGCGCCAGCCGAGGGGAGGCCGGAGGCCGACACTGATCCATATTCGGTGCCTTCGACCTAGCTAATAGCAACACAATTACGGTAACTGAGACGCGAAAATTCACAAACATTTTGGAGGATTAAAAATAAATTTCAAAGTCAAAAAATCTCAGAAAAAAGTGCACGCTGCAGCAATGTGGCTGTTTAAGAGGCGGATTAAACGTTCCTGGTTCAACAGACCTTGGTGCCCTCGACCTAGATAATAGTAATACAATTACAGTAACTGAAACGTGAAAATTCACAAACATTTTGGAGGATTAAAAATAATTTTCCAAACTCAAAAATTTCAGAAAAAAGTGCACGCTGTCCGCACTACATGGTGCGTATGGTAGCTGTTTAAGAAGTGAAGTAATAGTTCCTGCTCAGAAGACTGAGAAACGAGTCCGCGTAATAGAAACAGGTGTAAAAAATGAACCCACATCATGGTCCAAAGATGGCACACAAGATGGTAAGCACTATCCTTGGTGAGGACAGCGAAATGTTTGGGGATCACAGGGATGATGAGGGCGAGATGTTCAATGAGGATGATCTTCTGCTGAAATTGTATGGTTTGATGAAAGGTGAAGAAATCACCAACGAGCCTGAGGAATCACCGCCAGATTCAATCACAGATACAGATTCAACCAGTGATTCAACAAAATGCTTAGTGACAGATTCACCTGGCGGTTCATCTAGAGGTTCAACCAGTGGTGTTTCATCCATCGGTTCAACCAGTGGTATTTCATCCATCGGTTCATCTAGTGGTTCAACCGGTGATTCAACAGCCATCAATATTGATCAAATGATCATGGATATGGAAAGAGGGCAGATCCCACCTGAGATGGAGGATGTTGCAGCACAAATCTCCCCATTGAAACTGACAATGGTAACTATTGCTGGCAGTCTCAAAAAGAGGTTCAATCTGGATATTATTGCACCAACCCTCAACAAGAAGGAGATGGATACCAAGAGCGAAGATGGTGCAACCGAGAAAGATGAGAAATCTGGCTTCGATAATCAACTGACATTTCATATACCTATGCCTCAGGGGGATCCCCTCAATCTAAAACTATTCACCAATGGGCGGGTGGTTGCTGTTGGCTGTAAAAGAGTTGAAGATGCGAATTATGCCATGGCACAGCTCGTTCCTAAGCTTATGTGCACTGGATTGATGACTATTCATCCATTAGATGATATCAACAAATTCATCACAGCAGATCGCAAGGGCAAGAGAGGCAAGAAGTGGAAGAAATCAGCCAGTTCGAAAGCTCATATTTACAATATCATCTCAGAAGCATGGGATACATACTTTAGCATTTATAATGATGATGAGGGGAGGAAAAAGCGCACACTTGGATCTGGATTCTCAATGAATGAGTTTGATACAGAGAATCCAGTACATGATGAGAGTCAGCGGGCCCTATTCATATTTACCATTGCAAGGATACTTGGTATATATTATTCACTAGACAAAAAAGTGCTTCATGGTATGCTCGAGGATTTGCAAGTTACGATTAAAAATGCCGAACGCTTCCCTATATTTAACAGAGAACAGTGTGGAGAATCATATCAATATCCCAATACATTATTCGAACTGTTCTGTGCTGTTTGTCAGGGATGGACTGGAGAGGTTTTCCAGTTGGAACTTAAAAGTTACATGGAAGAGCCAGGTAGACCACTAGCACATGATCCAGAAGCCACCACGATAGGAATGATCAAGGGAGGGTTCAAAGCCAATTTCAACCTAGATCGAGATGAGGTAAATCGTTTGATGTATGAGAAGTATCAGATATTATCGCAATATGATCCTGACAATTACCCTGGAGTTAAGGTCACACTTCCATCAAGTGCAGATTGCGTTCTGCATAATCCTGAGTGGGCGATTCGCCCAGTTACCAATTTGACAACACACACAAGCTTGACACGACAACAAGAGGCTGTACAATACAGTAATGTCGTGCAACGAGGTCGTACTCCGCCGAAACAAAAATGTCATTGTGGCAATGTGACCATTTTGATATTTCGGAATGGCGGGAACGTGATGATCACCGGAGCCAAAAGCTGGAAACAGGTAGAATATGCAGAACTGTTTGCACGCGGTTTCCTGCTCAGGGAGTACGATTCCATACAACCAGAGTTTGCCCTTGATAAAATCAGCAAGAAAAAAGAGGCACCTAGTCTCATCAAAGAGGGGGATCATATCTACATCAATAAAAGCGCGATAATCGCACAGTCGCGAAACTTTCTACTCATTAAGAAATTTGAGCTTCAAACACTTTTTACAGATACCCGAGGAAATCAGCAAGAATGAGTCCACTCAGGATTAGCGCCAGCTCCTGCACCAGAATGAGTGTGACACACTCCGAATACTGCTCCTCAGAGTCCTCCTCAGAGTCCTCCACTGAGTCCTCCTCAGAATCCTCCACTGAGTCCTCCCCAGAATCCTCCTCAGAATCCTCCACACTGCTCCTTGTCAGACTCTTCATCATCATTTGCAGTTTTTGGAGATGATCGGTGCTAAAAATTCGTGTGGGGACAACCTCTTCCTCCTTGTTGTTGGGTGCATTGATGTGTCTGATCTTGAGGATCATGGGGTCAAAACAATCATCAAACATTTCCAGGATCGTTTCGTGCATCTCATCATCTTTTTCCGAATCAGAATCCAACTGTGACACATCGTCTGCATCAATTTGCGCTGTCATGAAAACATTCTGCATTTGTGACAAGTAAGCATTCAGGATCAGTTTGATGCTTTCAAACTCCTTTTCAGAGTATTCATTGCATGCCAATGCCACGCAAACTGCAGAATGTATGTTGGTGGCCATCATTCTCCACAATGTTTCAGTTGCTTTGAGGATTTTGATTCGCAGCTCTGCCTGAGCAAGAGTATCATCTGGCCAGTTTGTCCAATAGTTTGGAACACGTTCAATCTCAGACATATAGTGCCGAAAGTATTCCTCTGGCCCTTTGAATTGCATTTCGACTTGTGTAGTAAGCAGCTGTACTTGATACAATGGTTTCTGGTGAGGTGTGTCAATTTTTCAGCCTGGGTGGACAAGCATTGGCAACACCCACAAAATCTCACGGTCAAGATGCCAACCAGTATTGTAAAAGACATAAGTAGATGTGCATTGATTGCTCTTGCCCATGCATCCAAGACGACGTGCGAGACGTTCATCCTCGATCGTTCTTGGATAAACTGCAACCTTATCGCCCAGTGTCGAGTCATCGAACAATGTGACCGAACCACTTTGTTGGATCAATAGGACATGCATCTGGATTTTTTGACCAGATGCAGCAGCCATCAACCTCTTTATAGACCTGAATAGTTCAATATCTGTGAGTGATGTGTTGTATATTGTTAGCTGAAAATTCAGTGATTCTCTGTGTTGTGTCATCTCTTTAACTGGGAACTGGTCCAGGTTCCAGTCCAGTTTCTTACCAATTGTGATCGTTTTCCCCACATTGCCCTGGCGAATCGTGCTCTGATCCAGGTCTGTGATAACAAGGTGGGGCCATGCAACATAACACTGCTCTGGATAACGAGAATACAACTCTCGGAGCGGTCCAGAATCGAATGGCGCATCCATACGTAGTACCTGCTCCAATAGTTCTGGGACCACCTGTTTGTCTATACCAATGGCAAAGCTACCATCAGTCACCCCTGGATGATAGGCTGCGATCCCAGGAATGACAGGCTTTCTATGCTGTGGTAGTTGTGTTGCACCTAACATCATGACCAATGGACCGATGCTCAGTGATCCGCCCTGCCCTTTCAACAAATTACCAAGCCACAGCTGAACACGATTGTTAAAATCATGGCACAGGATTACATCATCCTCAAATACAAGGAAGCGCTTCCAACCCTCTCGCAGAGCCCGTCTAAGTAACAATTTCCAGGTCAACAAATACCCCCATTCTCCTATATATGTCAATAGTTTTTTACCTTGTTTTACTTCTAATGGATGATCTCCCATGGGTGCCTCGAGATATTTGTTCCAACTAGTCTGATGGGTTTTCAAAGTCCCATCAACCGCATTCATAATCTCGAAATTAATGCCATTCTGTTGCAAGTGTTCAGTGACCCGTATACAACGAGCGACTGAACGACGTAAGTTTATTACCAATATTTTGTCAAAGTATCGATTGAGTGGACTTAGTGGAATTCGTGGACCAGAACTATTATTTATAAATGTATCAATCAGACTCATATACCACAGTTTCTCACCTCTCCTCTCTCCTCTCACGCCTATCGCCTCTCCTTTCAATAGGCCTAGATAGAGTTTGAACCGTGTCTACGCATCATCCACACTTACCTTACAACTGTTCGTACTGAATCTATTTCCAGAATGTTGACCACTTACAGTATATCAAACGGCCAATATGGACGATGATATTGATAGGCAATATGAACTATACCGCCGTGGCAATATAGATGAACTGATGACGATTCTCGATGAACCAGACAACTCATCTACCACTACCACCACACCTGTGCACCCAGCCTTACCACCTGCTAAACCATCTGCTAAACCACCTTCTAAACCATCGGTTCATGGTCAACCCAGTAAATCGAAACAATCCATGCAATTAGGAACACGGAGACGCAAACGTACCAGTGCGAGAGCTGGGACCGGAACTCCGGCTCGAAGAGCCGATAACTCCGATCTCATCGGAGGAACCGCTCCAGCTCTCCGAGCCACCAACTCCGATGGGATCCGAGGAACCGCAAGGAAGCATGTTTCGGGTAGTTCAACAGGGCCTGTGATAGACTCTGACTGGATGATGGAGAAAATTTCCGATGTGAATGTGAGTGGAGGTGGAATCCCGGCCCAAGGAGCCGCTAGCTCCGATCTCATCGGAGGTCCGAGTGGAATCAATGCAATAGATTTTGCAGGTCCACTGAACCTACCTGATCAGGACTATTTCAACCTGAATACTCGTCGCAGAGCCCAAGCAAGGGCAGAAAAAGGTGGTGGTTCTAATCAAGGATCGACCTTCCGCAGTCAGCGATATGCTGGAAAGTCGGCTCAGAGCAATGGTGGAGAATCCCGGATTGTCACAAGAGATGGAACCAGACAGGCTGAACCTGTGTCAAGACCAAGACCGGTCGCCCCAATCAAACGGGTCGGTCCGATCATCTCTCAAAAGAAGCAGGATGAGGAGAATGTGGTCAATGTTAATGAAATGCTTGATGCGGGCAGTGATGTGTTGTCTAAGGTGCGATCTGTGCTCGCATCAAATCAAACTATTCCTCCAGACGGTCTAGCTGGGATCGAGGCTGCGGAAAAGATGCGCCACGAACAAGAAGGAAAACTACCTCCTCCGCCAGTCCCACCAGAGAAGATAGCAGAGCTACACGCTGTGCAAGATCATTGGCTGGAATTGGATAATGAGATCAAAGGTATTCGTTCTTTAATCCGCGAGCTCCAAAAAAAGAAAAAAGAGCTTGAGGATTACCTGAAGAATGAGATGCAGAAATATCAGATACCACATCTGACACCACCCAATGGCAGTGAGAAAATCGTCTTGAAGACTGGTAATCGGAAAGGGAATTACAAAAAAGATTACATCTTCGCAAAATTGCAAGAGAAACTTGGTGATCCCGAGATGGCGGCCAACTTAGCTGAACACCTTGAGAAGAGTCGACCAATCAATGAAACTGTGACGATCACTCGTTCTAAGAAATGACTACGCAACGGGCGCTGGATCTGGTTTAGGGGCAGAACTGATTGGAAAGGTTTTGGTGATATCTCCAAGATCTGGTCTGGTCGCGGTCACCCGCAGCGACCCAGCCGAAGCATCATCGATTACCACTGTGAGAACATTCTTCAAAAGAACAATATTGCTGCTGGTGCCCACTGAGATATTTAGACTTGTCAAGCCACCGCATATAGATGTGTATACTGCGGTGATAACATCACCCTGGAACACCATTGCCCCTGGTCCCGTTTCCTCAAGAGTTATGTTGTTGCGATAAACATGAAGAACACCATCGTCAAATGTGGTCAACTGACCACATATCTGATAGTTGACACAGACCTCTGCACCAGGTGGGAACCCTCCAGTCCCGGCTAGACTGTCCCATCTAGGTACTGCCAATATCATAATGTACTTTGGTGGTACCAGCGCCACCCGCTCTATGGAAACTCTTCCTCCAATCGACTCTGTAGTGCAGTCATATGTCGTATATGTGCCAGAAAATGTTCCAGAAACACAGGACAGACAGTCATGTTCACGTGGGAACGTAGTGGTGCCTGCCTCGTCAAGAGGTATCTCAAGAGGACTCCTGTACACATTGTTGAGATTTATAAAAGTTGCACCGAAACCAGCTTGACCAAATAATACCAACTGCACCTCCTCTGCAGGTTGGCTCAGCTGAGCGTATTTCCAATCCAGGTGATTGAATACAATGCAGGAATTGTTTTGGGGTATAATTTGTATGGTGATTGTGATTGTATCATTCGCAAGTGGAATGTCTTCTGACTGCTTTTCTCGCACGTATGTCATCAGCAAGTGAAATGATTCAGAACCGGTATCAATATCTATTGGACCAGTTCCACCAGAAAAAATAGTGTCATCAACAAAAAAGTTATCAGGAAGTGAAACAAAACCGGTTGCACCACTGTGAAGCTCATAATAAATTTCCAGAGCCGATACTCCTGTGGCCCAGGAATTGTTGAGTGGATCATCAACCAGAGCTATACCACTGCGCATGACAGTCAGATTAGAGTCCTTGAATGTATGTTGACCCCAGATTTTAAAGGCACATCCATCAATGGCAACCGCATTGAAATCGTTTGTGCGTGTGACCGAACTGTCCTGTGCGTCGAAGGAGGATACGATCTCGGTTTGAATACTTTCATCAAACTCTTGGCAGCTCTTGATATTGTTTATCTCAATCTTCTTTGTCCATTTAAGGGTGCATCTATCATAATAATATGTCGACCCAGTCTTGGAATCATAGAAGGTGGTGTTGCCTGGTGGATCGACCAGTTCAAGCCTGAGAGCAGGATCCGGATCGGGTACATTAGATGGAGGGACAACGTACCTGACTAAAATACAGTCATCTGGAGAAAAGTAATAAAATTCCCCCGTCTTCACCGCATCGAAAGATGTGTCTACCAGAGTGAGAAGTCCTCCTGGGACCTCGCGCACAGAGACACGGTCTGCGGTATCATTCAAGATGAATCCAACATATCCGGTGGGACCTGTTCCAAAGTCGATGCCATCAATGGTTCCTGCTAGTTTACCCTCATACAGGACCTCTCCACACATGACCGGAGTGCCAAGTGTGTTGTTCTCTTTCCACTCCGTGCCATCCCAGTCAAAAACACCGCTGTTCAGATCATCAATAATAATACTGCCTTCAGTAGTTGGGGTGATCATATCTGTACTGGTGATAGTCCCAGCTGGACCGAAAGTGATATCCCACAGACTCCCCATCACTGAATCGTCTGGGTCAGATTGGCCATTAAATACAACAGTGACATTCTCGAACCCCGGGCCACCGATCGTAGCGGGAGTCAACAGACCACCGGCACCCAGTTGCCAATCAGTTATAGTACCATCAACCGTGTTCAGATAACAACCACGAATCGTCGGGTCCGTACCATCAGGCTGACCAGCCACCGTCGAGATCTTACCACGATATTTAACCTCTTTGTAGACTGTGGTTGGACCACCACCGCCACCAGTGCTACCATCAATCTTGTGTCGCCATTCAAAAGTACATCGGTCGTAATAAAGAGTGTTATTTGTACTATTATCGAAGAATATCGCATTACCCTTTGGGTCAACAAATTGCAATGCAGAGCCAGTCGCTCCCATGCTAATTGGTGCAACAAAGAACTTGAGCAGTGCCTTATAGTTGTCAGAATAATAGTAAAACGCATCACCCATCACCTCTGTCCAGCTTGTGTCGACCAGAGTCAGTCCGCCTCCAGACACAGTGCGCTCCATAATACGAGGAGGACCATCAAACAGAATCTTGCCAACATATGTGTCCGGAACCGTACCGAAATCTATTCCTCCAACAGTTCCATCAATCTGACCAACATGCAATATGTCTCCGCAGATGACAGGTGTGCCCATCGTGCCACAGCACTTCCAATTACTGCCAGTCCACTCAAGCACCTGACTTTGCAACATATCCATAGCCTTATCGCCCACCGTGACTCCATCGTATTTTGTTATCGACTCCAGAACACCAGTGAAGCCACCTGTAACACCAATCTCGTACAGATCCTCATTGATCTGATCATAAAAATGTATGGTTGAATCTCCAAATGTAGTAAAATCAAAATCCTCACAAGAGTACGCTCCCGCTGCATCCAGTTTGCATTCCTGTACCTTGCCCGCTGGCCCTATTCCAGAAGTGACATAAAATCCGCGTTGAGTGGGATCAAATCCTGTGACAGGTCCAGTCGTTCCATTGAACTTAACCTCGATACATTTAACATCAGCGCCAGTGCCGCCACCAGGAGGACCTGTAGGACCGGGTGGACCAGTCTGTCCGCCACCTCCTCCACCAGGTGGTCCAGTCGGACCAGGCTTACCAATTTCGCACTCAAATACCCATTTCATCATTGGTCCTGAATAGCTGTACAGGTCAGATGCACAACAATCAAATACCTTGTCCCCATCGCGACACACGAACTCCTCGGTACCACCTGGTACCTCCGGTGTCTTGACTTCCCAAATTTTCATGGTGCACTCATCATAAAAGAAATATGGGGCTGCGACTGGAACGTGCAGCCATGTCATTGCAACGCTGTCAAAGACCCATTTAATACCACAATCAGTGTCAAGGAACAAGTGGCCCTCATCGCTGATCGCGGCGGCAGGTCGGTCAGCCAGTGGTCCGGCCTTGCCACGACATTCAATGCAGATGCATTTTAGCTGAGTGCCTGGTTCACCCTTCATACCAGTCTCTCCGCGTGGTCCAGTTGGGCCGTCATCTCCAGTGATATCAGTCTTAAACTGCCATCCCTTCTTGGTGAAGACATAGATCTTGGATGTACTGGAATCGAACAGCCAATCACCCTTGTTGGCCACAAGCTTGCGGCTGGGACACATGTCCCCCGATTTTTCAGTAAACCAGATTGCACAATTGCAAGGATCATAGAAAAAGAAGCAGCGCTCCCCCTCAACTGAGATCCATTTGATTCCATTCCACTGCCACAATGTGCCACTGTCCACCAGGAGGAAAAAACCACCCATGGGACCGACTGGTGGAAGACAACATCCACTATCCCCCTCGAATGAGATTTTCTTGCACAGAATTTCACTCCCTCTCTTGCCAGGGGCTCCTTTTGGTCCATCTGGGCCAGGGCATCCGGGGTGTCCACGTGGACCAATACAACCTGGTGCGCCAGCACATCCAGGCGCACCCTGATCGCCTCGCGGGCCACGATCTCCCTTGCAACCTGGGGGACCCATCTCACCACGTTTGCCACAGTTACCCCTGTCACCCTTGGGTCCGCAGGGACCTCTCATGGGACGATGACACTCATCTTTCCTGGGAGGTGGGCAGCACTCCTTCTTAGGAGGTGGGCAGTACTCTTTCCTGGGAGGTGGGCAGCACTCCTTCTTAGGAGGTGGGCAGTACTCTTTCCTGGGAGGTGGGCAGCACTCCTTCTTAGGTGGTGGGCAGTACTCTTTCTTGGGTGGTGAACAGTGTTCCATTCTGTCTGCCTTCATCAGCAGATCACAAACGTCATCACAATCATTCTTCTTAGCTGCGCGCTCCTCCACAACCTGAAAATGTGTAATTTTCAGTACGTTGTTACAGGCTCCACCATTGAATAAAATACCCATGGTGGTCTTGTCTGAGCATGCTTTGAATGTAAAACACTTCTCCACACATCCATCATCCCCGATGAGGAATTGGGGTGGGTCTCTGGGAATGAGGCGCTTCTGAGTAGGACAATCCTCGACAAGGAGAAATGCGCTGCACCCCTCGAGTAGTGTGGCACTGACATTAATCTTATAACAGCGCCCAGGACATGTCAAGATTTTAACTCGGAAGCCAGTGCTGGATGAACACTCTCCACAGAATGCCACCGTGGCCATGCATTTCTCGAACATGATGGATGCATCCTTGTTGGTCGTGACCCAGTTCCGATCACGAAAAATGTCGAACAACCCGTCACATTCACCTATAGAGTAGAACATAACTGAATCGTAGGCGTATATACTATTGAAAGAAATAAATTAGCGGAATTGACCCCCAGCTCCTCCGAGCCTTGACCTCCATCCGATCATTCTATCAGTTCTGTGCCTGTTGTATGATCGAGGAGAGGATTTGCCTATTGCGTTGTATGATGCTATCCAATTCAGCGTTCATTCTGTTGTGGCGAATGATCTCTGCCCTGGCCACCTCCAGTGCATGATTGCATGGGGCTGGATCGTCGTCATCAACTTGTGTTGGTGTCGTGATTGGAACAACCATTACTTCTTCAACCTGCATACGATAGTCCTGATGAGAATTGTAAAACAGAACGCCTAAATATATCTCCGAGCTGATGGTCCTGAATTCGACTTCACCATCATTCTGTTTACAAGTGATCAAATGATTCCTTTCTATCAGTCTGTGACTGGGTCGAATACTATCACAGTATATGAACGCCATATCCCCTGATAGGAGTCTACATCTGTATTTGAGGCGATACCATGAATGTGGTTGGACCTGGACCCTTGCTCGGAATCCAGCAGATATCTGTTCACCATCATAGCTGACTGTCATGTGTGATTGCTTCTCTGTCTGCTCAGATTGCTTTTCAACCCAATCAATGGTAGTTCGTTTATGTGGTTTGATCAATCTTCTGTCTCTGAAAAGCTCAAAGATGGGTTGTACATCGGTCTCGGTCATTCGCACCGGGTATATAGTATATGCGTCTACTTTAGGTTTTGATTTTCAGCGAGAGAGTAGGATGAACAATCACATGCTGATAGAAGATTATCGGCCTCCCCAGCGGCTCCGATCAGGACAGTCACATCCTAAAACGAGTGATGGAGATGGATCTGAAGAATCCACCATCTCGGATGAATACTTAATGGATGTCGAGTCCTGGGGCCAACCAGGACAAGATTTGCAAACCAATATGAGAAATTCTTTGTGGCCTATCACGTTCGACTATTTCCGTGAGGGGAAGGATCCATTCAGCTGGGATCATCTTGGACGAGCGAGGGGAATACAATTTCGCCCCGAGAAGATCTTGTCACAACCAATTGCAAAGCTGTGGAAAATTCGCCTGGACCAAATATCCATCAATCCACAGAATGAACGCGAAGTCGCCGCATTTTTATTGGACGGCACATTACCATCCAAACCTTTGCGTGGTGGTATCATTGCAGGCGGGCGGGACTACCTTGTGATTATATCAGAACCAAACAGGCGTGGAGAACCTGGCAGGTTGTACATTTTGAGATGACACCCAAAGTGATATTTTTGCAAATAGTTTGGAGAGCCGGTTTTTCTGTAGACCAAAACTAGTCATCGTATACCTCAACCTTGATCTTTGTCACGGTCAGAGCCGCATCACTCATGTTCTTGGTGATAGCCAAGCTTTCCGAATCAGGAACTATTAATCCTCCTCTTATACAGGCACCATTGCTGTAGCGTGCACTTTTTTCTGAGATTTTTTGAGTTTGGAAAATTATTTTTAATCCTCCAAAATGTTTGTGATTTTTCACGTCTCAGTTACTGTGATTGGAGTACTATTAGCTTTAGCTTAGTCTAGGGACCCAGAGGTAGTTCGTTCATCTTGTGCTGTGCAATGTGGTGCGTACTGTATGTTTGGGTTGTTTCTTGGGAGCTATATCAGGTTTACACAATAACATTTTGATACATTGTGACCTAATCTCCCTGAAACATTTGGGATGTAGATCCCCCCATCTCCCATCTCCATAGCCTGGTTTGAGTTTATATGGGGCTGCCCAGCCAAAATCTATTAAATATAGTTTACCTGCTTTAGTCTGTGTTATGTTGCCAGCCTTTATATCATTGTGAAAAAGACCATAATGATCATGCAAATGTTTGCGCATGTGTTTGATATTAGCCCTCAAATTGGCGCTTTGCAGTTTAGCTTTCGGAATAGGTTCACCACAGTAAGTCATCCAGAAGGTTCTGCTTGATGGCTCTATGCGGATGATGCGAGGTGTGAAGCCGCTTTTACTCACCATCATCAACCAGTATATCTCGTTCCAAAAAATGTTGGAACGATTTCGCCCATATGCTTTTCTCACAATATAATCATTTCGGTACACCAACAGATCAACTCCATATGCATGGTTCCCCATGTTCCCCAACCTCTTGAACAACCGATAATTGGCGACATCTCTGTATGAAAAATGCTTTACTGGTGGTACTTGCACCCTAATTTCGTTGCCATCGCCATCTCCTGGACCTGGAGTTACAGTGGTTTCCACCAAGACTGGTACACTCACATTAAGGGCAACATCTTCTTCCTGTTCTGATGCCATAAAATGTTGGTATATATTAGCTATGAAGATTTCTATTTACCAATTCGTAGGTATGATGACAGGATTAGTGTTCCTATTGGGAATTACTGCTGCTATTATCGGGGTTGGGCGCGTCCAATCCCTTTTCAATGCTGCATCACCAGATCCAGCAGTGTATGACCTGTCTGGCAATCCAGCAGCAGATGACCTGTCTGGCAATCCAGCAGCAGATGACCTGTCTGGCAATCCAGCAGCAGATGACCTGTCTGGCAATCCAGTCCAGTCAAAAAGCGCTGATGACCAACCTGTTCTTGAGCCTGAGCAGAATGATATCGCAGATGTCAATGATTCTGTCGTTTCGGTTCCCACGCCACCTGATGCACTTGATGTCAGTATTCAATCAATGTGGGCGCCACTCTTCTGACGCATCAAAAAATGACGATACTTAGAGAGATTTTACTTTTCTCTAAGTAAAGAAATTCGGATCATGAATGCAACACAAGAATCAACATGGATGAAGGTTGGTGCCAAAAAAGACAAGACCAAATCTAACCATTATATTAGCAGCAATTCACATGGGAGAGAGCACGGCAGTAGTAACCACAGTAGCAACCACAATAGCTATCACAGTAGCTACCGCGATCGAAGCCACCAACATGATCACCAACATGGTCACCAACATGGTCACCGCCACAGTCATAGAAATGACAGATCAATCAAGATTGCAAGGGCTGGTGGATCTGGACGGATGATAAGGATGGGGGGCGGACCTGTTGATAAATCAGTCGTTTCACCAATGCTTCCAGTGACCAGCATTTATCCAGGTCACCGGTTCTGGGTACGTTTTTATAGAGGTCATGTCTACAAGAACACAGAGCATGGTGATGATATACACCATTGGCATCTACATAGTCATAACTTTTTCGATCTGGATGAGAACAGAGAGAAAGACAAATATGACAAGACATATCTCGCCTTTACAGATCCAGATTATGAGATATTACAGATGGACAAATGTCCAAAGTATGCCATGGATCCACGCAATCCAGTTCAAATCAGACCAATATTAAATTTTGCCAGATGGAAACAGATAAAGTTCAAACCAAATAGTTTCATTGCACGTAATTGTGATCAGATAAAAGAAGCCTTGAGCCATATCAAGTATTGTATGGTCGAGAATGGTCCAGGCTGTGAATCATCTGGTCCAGGCTGCAAATCGTCTGGTCCATGTAGTTCCAGTGGAGAGGACCCAGAACAGAATGTGATCCGGCGCCCCCTCATAATCACATATCCGACAGAATCACTGGCGCTATCCAACCCAGCACTAATTCATGAAGAGGCTGCACAAAAACGGCTAGAACATGAAAGAAGGTTGGATATTATGGCTAGCTCTCCTCTCGGTTGTCTACAGTCTGTTGTTTTTTGATATGATGCTCATAGAAGCGATTCGAATCAATGCACATATCAGCAACAGTCTTTTCTGCTCTCCATCCAAAATCCCTCTCCATCTTATCTGGAACACAATAGCACTCACTGAGATCACCTTCCCTCCGCGGTCCAAATCTCCAATCGATCTCCACACCAGTCGCCTTCTCGAATTGAACAATCAACCCAAGGACTGATGTACCTCTGCCAGTACCAAGGTTATACACAGAAAAAGCTGGCTCATCGGAGTCCCATCTTCTCATGGCCACTATATGTGCCATGGCGACATCTACTACGTGAATATAATCACGTACACAGGTTCCATCAACAGTATCATAATCATTACCATAAACGGTCAGCCTGGCCTCTGCATGTGCATCACCTTTAACACCTCTCTTTGATGCTCGGAGAATCCATGGCATCAGATTGTTCGGCACATCTCGTGGACTCTCGCCGATCAATCCACTCGGATGAGCGCCGATGGGGTTAAAATACCGCAGAGCGGTCAGATTCCACTTGGACTGTGTTTTGCCCAACCTCTGGAGAAATACCTCGATCATATGTTTGGTGTCCCCATATGGATTTGTAATACCATGTCCAGTCTCGTCATCCTCTTTCAATGGAGGTTGCGAGTCTCCATAAACCGTTGCAGAACTGCTGAAGATGAGGTTATGAACACTGTGCTTCTCCATCACCTCGAGGAGATTTAATGTTGATACTAGGTTTGTTCTGTAGTATTTCAAGGGCAGGCGGACTGACTCATTCACTGCTTTTAGCCCAGCGAAGTGAATGACTCCATCAAAGTCGTACCGGGCAAAAATATCATCCAAAAACTCCATATCACAAAGATCGCCTTGCTCAAAAATCAGACGATCTGATGGATCAGTACCATCATCAGATATGACACATTCCACGATCTTGTCGACAACATCTGTATATGAGTTAGATAGATTGTCTACAATTACAACCTTGTTTGGCCGTTGCTGGCAGAGCAGTTCAACCACAGTATGACTTCCAATGAAGCCTAGACCCCCAGTTACCAGAATACTCATATACAATCACAAAGTGATTTATTATTATATTTTCAACGTATCAACACATAGGGATAGCCCGCCACATGTGTATATGGTTCCGATCTGAGAAATTGATCTTGATCTCATATACTTTTTATACTGTATAAACAATCAAAAACTAACATGGACAGCGATAGTGAATCCACATGGGATTCGAGCTCAGAAGAGTTGACAACCTGCACCAACACCAGACCAACAAGCACAACCAGAGTATCCGTTTCGACTAGCTCAACCAGCAGTTCTGGTTCAACCAGTAGTTCTGGTTCAACCAGCTCCGGTGCAAAGAAGGGAAAGAAACAAGGCGATTTCAAGACCATGTTGGCCAGGACCAAGGGGACTGGACTGGATGATGGCAGTGATAGTGATGATGAAAGTGATAGCGAGAGCAGTGGCGGTCCCACTGATTGTGCGATTTGTCATCTTGCTATGAAGAACAGTGTCAAACTGAAGTGTGGTCACAAATACTGTTATGCATGCATCAAGGGAACTATTCTACATGGGCACAAGGAGTGTCCATACTGTCGCGACCAGATCAGTGCCAGTATGATCAAGCTCATCCTTGAAAGACCAGAAAAGATTTGCCGAGATGTTGAAAAGGTCGATCGTGATCTCAAGAGCTTTTGGGTGTATGAATCACGTGATGGCAAATGCTGGTGGAACTATGACAACAAGTCCAACACATACCTGGAGCGTGCTTATGAAAACTGGAGCAGCCTGCCAGCCGCAGCTCAGAATGGAACACATCCTTATACAATGACTGTATGTGGTACCTCAGTAGAAATACATTTCGCACAAATGGTTCAGATCAACCCACGGAACAATGCTCAGCGTCGCATCGATAGGCTCAACTTGAATGAGATGAAAAACCTAGAGGCACAGGGACAGATCCGAGGTATGGGGGGCATTCGTACCCAGAAAAAGAAGAACTAGGCTGGGGACAAATTTGATAAAATATCTTCTTTGTCGACCACTTGCAAAGACAAAGAAGATGAGCATCAAAATCCTCATTGGAGAACAAATCGCACACGATTTCTTGTCATCCCCGATTGGAGTTGAGTTTTCCCATATATTACAGAGAGCCACTGGGATTAACCAAGTCCTGAACACCATAGAGACACAGATATGCGAATATCAGAGAATCATTGGATCAGATCTGACAGATCCATCCACAAAAAGCGAGGCCGAACAGAACTTGCTGATGGTAAGCACTCTCAAAAAAGCTTTTGTCACCACATTGCTGGAGAACATTGAAGAGCTTGAAAGATTAAAAGATGCTCAACACATTGAGATTAGCTTCATTTGTGGCGATTGCGATCATGGTGAAGGTGGAGGTGACAGTGAAGCAAGCGAGATGCAGGTGGTCGGCACCATTTCCCTGGCACATCTTCCTGACGACAGCGAGGACACTTCGGATTCGGAGGAAGAGGAAGATGGATTCTTAGAAGAGACTGTACCAGTACCCTTACCAATCGTTCACTTGAACAAGACCAAACTCACATATTGCTCTGGGAGTCCTGGGAGTCCAGGACACTCCAGTTCTGGAAGTCCTGGAAGTCCTGGGCCCGATGTATGTATAATTTGTTATGATGCCATAAAAGCAGGTTGTATCCTGAGGACTCTGCCTTGTCAACACAAGTATCATCAGCTGTGTATTGACACATGGTTTGAACAGAGCCCCTCCTGTCCCACCTGTAAGACTGACCTGCGCTCCATATAACAAAAAGTTTTGTGCTATATAGTAAGATGTCCAACCAGGTGCCAGATGTAGAAGTACCTCCAGAATCGGAAGTCTTGACTGATACAGAACAACTTAAAGCACATATTCAACAGCTACAGGACTTGGTCAAATTGCAACAGTTGCAACAGCAGTATGGTGCCATGGCTGGAGGTTACGATGATTCAGAGAGTGATGATGCCAGAGGTTGGAACCCGCAAATAGAGAAAATGCTTGCTGAGCTCGAGGACAAATCCTGGGGTTACACATGGATGCATAAGAAGAGCGTTAACTTTTTTACCAAGTTAAATGATCGCTTGAGTATCACCAATATTATATTTAGCCTTATCAGCGGTACCAGTACATTTGCGACTTTGAACACTTGTTCTGGACAGCTGTTTATTCAATTAGGTACAGGCATAGTTATATACGCAGCGGCTCTGCTCTCCGCGTTGCAGCATTTCAAAGGATATGCTGAAATGATTGAAAAGCATAAACTGGCAGCAAGTAAATATTCTGGACTGTATCATAGCATTCAGAAAGAGAGGGCAGTCAAACCACAGCAACGACAACTCGCTAAAGACTATATCACCTGGATTACGAACCAGTATGACAGCTATCTGCTCAGCAGTCCAGAGATCGAGGACACGATCATGGAGATGTATGTTAGACAGTACAAAAGCAAGAATGAGCGTTCAGGACAAGTCATTGGTACGGAGCCTGATTTGCCAGATGACCGCCCAGAATCCAACAACAATGGTATCGATGCAGATCGTATCATAGTCGATTATACCATAACTGATAGTGACGATGAGAAAGAGGAGGAGGAGATCCGTGAAAAAAGACACAATAAGAAAAGAAAGCGCAGGAAGAAAAAGAGGAAAAAAGAACAGGACCCGATCTGCAGCAGCACCGAGACTGCTGCAACCCAATCCGGTTCCGGCTCAGGTTCAGATTCAGACAAAGATGACAAGAGTGAAACCATCACAGTACCAGAACACAAAGAACAGGACCGCCAAGGCCAACAAGATTTGGACCGGAATGCACGCCTGGATCAACTCCTTAGTATGTTGGAGGGAGTCACCAACTTGCGCAAATCACAGAGACTTCCATCACCCAGGAATGAACCCGGATCTCGTCGATATCCAGGAGAAGGTGATGTGCAGGCAGGGTCACCATGTTCGCCTACAGGAGTGCGTCAAGGTCCTAGTCCTCTTGGAGTCAGCAATGGAGGGGATGAAGAATATCAGTTAACAATCAGTGCGAACACTCCTCATCGGAGAAGTAAGAGCCTGGGTGTCCCTTCGGAGCAAACAGCTCGAAGAGTGGGTATCCCTCCGATCTTATCGGAGCAAACAGCTCGAAGAGCGGGTGGGCCAGCTTCAGCCCGTGGTAATGCTGGCATCTCTCAATCAAGGAGAACCAGTGACCTTGCGAGTGGTCTGCGTTCACGAATGGCAATGAGCTATGATAACAGTACCATGGAGTATGAAATGGAGAGACTTGATCGTATGGCTGGCATGCGCAACTGAAATGACTGTAAAAATTGAGGGTTGTCACAATGATCATCACTTACATTTCCAGATCATGACTTCAAGTACAATACGAGACCAGCTGGTTATCTGGTATACACCTACGGCTCTCGACTCGCTCAAAACATGTCTTGAACGAGGCAACCGGATCAAATGCACTATATATGGTACTCAAATGAGTAATTCGGCTGTGATCATCGATCAGTCCCCAACCTCTCGGTTTAGGCTGCACTTGCATGGCGCGACAATCATATGCAATGATGTAAGCGAGCAGTTTGAACCTTCAAGTCCTCACTACAGAAGCTACAAAAAACTCTGCGATCAATCATACATTTTTGAGACGGTTGATGACATATATGATTTCGGATTCTCTCACAGGAGAATCTGTCAGATCAATGTGACCATCCGTGTGACCAACAAAGACAGGAGACGCATTCTGGCCATGTGATGTGATACGACATCGCTCATTCAAGATATTTGAAAATTACCTTTGTCCGCAGGCGCTCGACGAAAACTGCACCGCGTGATTCCAGTTTAGCTATCAACTCATCAACCTCATGTTCTGTGACAGTATCACAATTGCACAGTTTGGCATTGGTCCTGAGAACCATTTTCTCACCATCGCTCAGGTTCTGGTAAGAGTCAGTGCTTACCCTTTGTGCTTGAACAATTTCAATCCCAAGACCATCAAAAAGCTTGGGATTGTGAGACTCTCCAAATATGAATAGGTATGGCTTACCTGGACACGGAGGTTTCCATACGTATTCTTGCTTCCTCACGGTTTTGGTAACCACATCCAATCTCCCCGGGAAATCAATGTACCTACCCATCGTCATGGCAAGGTCTCCCTCGACAAAAAGCCGGGCCCGGAACCCTTTTCCATCTGGAGCAGCATTCACCAGAGGTTCAAACAGCTCCGCCAATGTAGTGTTTCCACTGATCATCTTCAGTGTTTCCCAATCACCTGCATTGTTGCTAAGTTTCAGCTCGATCGTCTTGTTTGATTCCAATCGAGGTGGAGGTGGAGATGGAGATGGAGGTGATGTATCGGGTTGACATTGTTCACAATATCTGACACCATAGCTGTAGCGTGAAAAGTCCAAGGTCACTCCTTTCCTGGCACGACAGATCTCACACAGTCCGTAAACCCCTCTCCGTAGGGCATCTGTTGGCTGACTTCTTTTCCATTTCTGATATGCCTCAACAAGATGTCCCTCCGATTTCGGCGGAGTTGATGGCTCTTTGAGCCGATGTTCCTCCGATTTCATCGGAGTTGGTGGCTCTTTGAGCCGATGTTCCATAGGTGGAACCGCAATCGATGTATTCTCCAACAGGGCATACAGATATGTGCCTATGAAGCTGTCACGTTCATTCTTTTCTTGTGTCAATAGCTCACGAACAACAGGTACCAATGTTTCTTCATTGCTCTTAAAAAAGGTAGTCATTGCTTTAAAGAGCACCATGATTGGAGTCTGGGCTGCCTGAGGTTTAGTCAGGGCGCGTGTCTCCCTCATCATGTCTCGATTTGTTTCCCATATACCAAGAAAATGCTTGAATGCTTTTTCTGCTCCAGTTGAATCGGTCGGACCTGTTGAACCAGTCGAACCAGTCGAACCTGTCGGACCGGTTGAACCAGCAACCAGCTTGTCAATCTCCTCTTTGGTGATCATACTCTTTTTTGATGCAGATTTGTTCTTGGGTGCAATTGGTTTTCTCACAACAGGTCTCATGCACATTCGTCCTGGATTTTCTGAGGTCACTTTGAGGGACATTCCCTTGGGTGGTGGGAAAACCAATGGGTTTGCTCGTAGCCACGGGGATCCTTTCTCTGTGCACAGAATCAATGCCAGTTGAGGATGATACAATTGCCATCCATAGCGAGGATGACGCTCTGTTGACACTTTCGGGAAAGATTCGCGATCATTTGAGCTCAGATGCTCTCGCAGCTGAACAAGAACCTTCCTTGCTCCACTAGCCTCAGGATCAGAGTCGGTCTTGGGGTTGGTGACTAGCGACACCTTATGACCATCTATCATACCATGATGGCCATAAAGTTTTACCAATTCATTCCATACATCAGCAGGAATCTGGTGCTCTCTGAAAGTGTAGTTTTTGCCAATTCCAAATGGAAGAATGCCTGGATATGTCCAGGCAGGAAACCACTTACAGTCGGTAGATGTGGATGACATATTGGTTAGTTCTTGAGTATCCTATTACCTCATACTTCATTTTTCCAAAATGGCTCAATGTGTGAATGGCCTGTTGAGCAGATAGTCTCCTTCTCCAGCCTTGAATCCACTCACCCCATCAGGATATGTAACTGTACCCTCCTGAACATCCTGATACGCTTTGAACATCATTGTCGCACATGTTTTTGGACTGATCCTGCCAACTCCTGTACCTAATCCTGGGATTGCAACTATCTTACCAGGAGAGAGTCTCTGGCATACTTTGAGAATAGCCACCATAGCATAGTACACATTCTCAGGACGCTTCGCAATAGGCTGTGGAACACTCATTGTAGGAGCACAGATCAGCTCTTGCTGAAATCCAAGTGGTTTGAGGTTTACAAGCAGCGCAGATCCCACAGGCAATACAGGCACAGTGCCCTGTATACGGTGAGCCGATCTGTCCCTTATGCTACCTTTCACAAGCTCCTGAACACCTGGAAACATGCCCATGTAGATCTCATCGATGCCTCCATCCATCCACCCCCTTGAATTGGCGGGCGAAACAAATACATCCACATTCTCCAGATTTCGCACATCTGATTGCTGGATCGCTCGAATCTTCATGTTCTGGTCATCGTATCTATCATGGTTCTGAAATATTTGTTGGAAAGCTTTCACAATCCGCTCATCATAATCAAAAAGGAGCAACTCCACCATACAATTGTTTAATTGGCAACAATTGTTTCTACAGTGGTAGAAAGACCAATATGACATCTTCAATTTTCAGCAACAGATTCTTTTTTGCGCTTTTTGGCTTTATGACAATCACAGATGCCCAGATCCTTTCTGATATAGTAATGAGCCTTATCCTTGTACCATTTGTAAAGGAGGTTGTGAACCACCGGATCGCCCAATCTTGTCAGGACTCTTATCAACCGCATACTGAGCCAGACAGAAGGTGGTGATATCGAGTGTTTCCCCATTCTTCGTCGAAAATTTTTATAAGACTGCAAAGGTCTCCTGTTGACATGAGGCTTCCGGAAATAGTGGTATGCCTCTGAGGAAGGTCTATAATCTGCCGATGATGCAGATACCCTGACATTCATATCCCAGCCATGGAGCTCTTCCAGACTGACAGATACAATGAAACTGTTCTCTGCACATTCTGGATTCACCAGATTGAGTCCCTCCCTGTATTTATTTATATCATATATCAGACTGCTTGTGTTTTTAAGTGGTACCAGGTAAATATTTATTCTGTCTTTATCTATGTAACTGTCGAAAGGGATGAGTCGTGATGGTTCCATCTGTATGAATCCACCCGTCTCCTCTGCTAATTCTCGAATCGTACAGGTCTCGAGAGATTTTCTGCTCTTGGAAGTTCCTCCCAACAGGCTACAGTAATATTCTCCCATAGCCTTAAGCCTCTCCACGCCCAAAATCAGGCGGATGCAACCACCTTCATAAATGTATGGAATGACATACCCTTTGGTCTTAGGCTTGTACTTTCGCGCCATCCTAATATAAACAGTCAAAATGTTCTCATGAAAATCGTAGGCACAAAGGCGTGTTCATCTATGCTCTGGTACTCCGATCACAGTTCTTGACTCAGAAGACTTGCTCTAGACCTAGCTAATTCCAATCTTGGTGGAAGCCATTGTACTATCAGTGGTGAGTTTAGATTAGATGCTCAAGCTCCAGAGAACAGGGGCGACCTGTTCTTCCTTTGGCAATCTCATCACCCCTCCACACAATCCTCTTAGGTGTCGGTTCGCATGGCTTCGCCACGTTCACAGACTCAGCGGAGCTGAGTCGCTCACTGTGCGCCCCGTCTCTAACATGCCCGTGTCGCCCGAGTTGAAGCGAGAGCGAAAGGGAACAGGTCTACAATGTTCTCTCTGTGTATGGGATGAATAGGTATGATGCATGTGTTTACTATTACAAAAATCGGGCGAGGCCCGAGATAGCGAAAGGCGACAGTCAAGCCATCTTTCATGCTTGACTCTGATTTGGACCTAGCTAATAGTAATACAATTACAGTAACTGAGACGTGAAAATTCACAAACATTTTGGAGGATTGAAAATAAATTTCGGATCCAAAGAATCTGAGAAAAAAGTGCACGCTACAGGAAGGGTACCTGTATAAGAGGTAGATTGATAGTTCCTGACTCAGAAGACTTTTGTACCTTAGACTTAGCCAATAGTAATACAATTACAGTAACTGAGACGTGAAAATTCACAAACATTTTGGAGGATTGAAAATAAATTTCAAAGTCAAAAAATCTCAGAAAAAAGTGCAC